AAATTAAATAGAGAATCCAGTGGCTCTGGTCCAGAGGCTCTGCCTCCAAAGGTTTTCAATACAGAACCCGCAGGTCTCACTTTGCTCATGTCCCAATCAGGTACCACACCTGCATACAAAAGAGCAATCAGATCCTTGAATGCTTTTGCCCACCCAAGTTTACTATCTCTGACTGTGATCTTTGTGTCAGTCTTGTGTAGCTTGTCTGGTATCACAGGTAGTTTGCTTGTGAACTTCTCTTCCACACTAAAACCTACACCAGTACCATTCATAAGAATGTACACAATCTCATCAAAGGATCGTGGTGAGTCAATGTTCACGTAGGAACAGTTGTACCCTGCTACATTCTCTTTTTCTAACGCTGGTCCTGCTGTCATGAGACACCTCATGCTTGGCATGACATCCAGGTTCTTGACTGCATCCACGAGATCACGTAGTGTCTGTGTAGATGTAAAGTCAATATCTAGTTTCTTACTAAAGAAGTTGAAGTATCTGTTTACTGTCTCTTCCCATGTCTCTCTTCTGTTCTGCTCATAGTCCCACCGAGAGTAGCGAGACAGATGTATAAACTGTTGGTATTGCGTTGGTAGTGTCACGTATACATACTCATTGAATTTGGTTAATATATAATCACGGAACTCAGGAGTCACGCTTTTCTTTTTCACGTTCTATTAGACGATCAATATAGAACTTCGCTTTCTCCAAGTCCTTAACTCCCCCCTTCATATCATAGCGAGATACATATTTTATAATGTTTCCCTCTAAAAAGTCAAGCCCATTCTTCAGGATGTAATCCAAAGGCTCTATTTGAAACCCTGCACAATAGTGTTCAGGCTTTGTTATGTCATCATACTGACGATTAGCAAAGTCCTTTAGGTCTTTAACGAGTTCCTCAGTATCTTTAGGTCTGACATTATCAGGAAAGTCTTCTTGACCCAAGGTCTCCACGTACCTCATCTGTGGGTCATACTGTCCTAAGACTCTTCTTCCTGTTCTTTCATCTCTATCCATCTGATCTTTGTTGTAGTCTGCCATCTGTTCACGCTGTTTCAACGATTTCATCATAAGGATACCATAATTTAGGGTAAATGTCAAGACCATCATACTGGTCCTTGCGTAGAATGTATGCCATACGTGCTTGCAGTATAGCTTCGTCCCTACTTAGTTTAGCTTTGATAAATGTATCAACAACAGCATCCCACATATCTATGTCTTCCTCTATTGCTTTGTCAAGTATACGTTTAGCTTTGACCGGACCAACACCAGGACACCCTTTGTACCCATCGGTAGCATCACCTGTCAACGTCTGCATATAGAAGTGGTAGTCTGCTAGACCCTCGTCAACATAGAACACTTCTTTCTTCTCAAAGTCCCAATGGTAACCTGGAACTGTAAGAAGATCCTTATCAACAGAGACAATACAACAATGATCTGGAAACATGGTGTTCTTTACACCTAATAGATCATCAGCCTCTAGCCAATCAGACTCAAAGGCATCATATTTTTCTCTTACGTAGTCTTTTGCATTGTTAAAGCATAACGGTTTCCTAATTCCTGAACGATGTTGTTTATATTCCTTGAAAATTTTTTTCCTAAAATTATTCGGACTTGAGAAGCAGATAGATAGCTCATTTACACCTGAGTCTCTCTGTAGATTACCAAGCTCAGAGTCTATCATTGTCTTGACTTCTTGAAAGTCAGCATGGAGTGTCCAAAAGTCATTACCCCAATGTATCTCAGTCTCAGCCGCAGATGTATTCTTGTATATCAGAATATCACCATCAATAAGCAACTGTTCAATCTTTGGCTTCGTTTTCACCACTAAAACCTTTTGCATTCAACGCAGTCTCAAACCCAAAGTCATTAGTGAGTTTCAGCCCAGTTGTTCCCAATTTTATATTCTGCGTCAAGCTCGATTCGCAGGTCATAGACATCCCTGGCAATTCCAATTGCTTGAACTGCTTTTTCTCCGATTGTTCGCTCATGTCCCTCTTTGGCTAGAACTTGTATTTCATCATGTACAAATGCAACTTGTTGATAGTCAGTCCCCTCTTGAAGACCTGCTTCTTTCAACAGTTTGTGGAACTCAACAACCCAACGCTTGCAGATGATAGCACCTGCTGATTGACATAGCGTATTGATTGCTGAATGTGCTGAACGAACTGGTATCCAACGTCCATCAAGACCTTTGATATACCCTAGTTCCTCAACACGTGCATTCAAGTCCTCTTTGAGTCTCTTGAACGCAGGTAACTTTCTAAAGAATCTATCCCTGAGTTTAGAACCTTCCGCTGGTCCCTTACCCACAATCTCACCGAGTCGCTGTACACCTGCACCATAAAGTATAGCATATAAAAATGTTTTCGCAAGTTCTCGACTAGGTAAGCCCAGGGCTTTCTGATTGTCAGTGTGTATGTCTCCCTTGAGAACAGTATCACCAAATAACCCGTTGTCATACCTAGCAAGGTAATGAGCAACAACCCTAGCTTCAAGACCTGAGACATCACATCCCACAAGTTTATAACCATCTGGAGCGTAGAAGAGTTGTCTACATTCTTTCCCAAAGGGTGAGTGGATATTCGGTACTTGACCCAAGTTAGGGTGCGAGTGAGAGCAACGAGAGGCGATTGTGCCCATAGTATGGACCGTCCCATGTAGCTTGCCCTGTTTCTCCATGTGTAACCAGCCATTCTGTCCTTCTGATAGTTGACCAATCATTTTATTAGTACGGAACGCATCTGCCATCATCTTTGCTTCAGGATATGGCAGAGATTCTAAGATCGTTTCATCAATCTTTGCTTCACCAGATGGTGTAAATTCCTTTGGTTTCCAACCGTGAATGTCCTTCAGTCTCTTGGCTATGTGTTGTCTTGAATTAGGATTGAACTCAACAGTCCTAAGTTTCTGAACTTCTTTACCTTTTACATAACCTAGACGTTTGTTATTCACACGTGGAACAAAGGGTGGACCATCAGGTACAGTCCACGTTCCAAACTTCTTCTTCAGTTGTTTATGAAGTAGAACACGATGTTCGCATAAGATAGCATAAAACCTAGCGGCTTTTAAGGAGTCAAATGGAAAGCCATTTTCCTTCTGTTTTTCACATATACGATAAATATCGTGTTCTAATTCAATGGACGAACTGGAGAAGTTACGTTTGCATAGCAAATCGTATAACTTATAGTTCAATTCAACATCACGTGCACAGTAGTTGAGCATATCAACACTGAAGTTGTTGAATATCTGTTCACCTTCACCAAACTTACCCTTCTGGAATGCTAGTCTCTCACCCCATGACTCTAGTGAGTGTCTGCCGTACAGATTAGGCATGATTCTGCGTTCATTGAAGTCACGTTCCTTCATGTCAGGGTACATAAGCCTTGACATGATCAGTGTGTCCTGAATCTGAACTTCAGGTCTAGGTGTCCACTTGAATACCTTCTCTAAAGCAGGTATATCAAATGATATGATATTGTGACCAATGAGTTTGTCATACTCAGACAACTTAGCAATCCCATCTGGTACGTCATCAGGAGCATATTTGTGATACTCTTGATTCTCAATATCGTAGATAACAATACAGTGTACCTTGGTTAGCTTTTCGTTCAGACCATTGGTCTCTATATCAAACACGCATGAAGGCATTAGAAATCCCTTTTCATCTCTTCGATTGGGAAAGGTATAGTGTCCTCTTCTTCATCAAAGTCAACATGATGATCCACCTCGTGCAATCTACCTGTGTCTTTGTTGTAGTCAAGAAAACATGCCTCTCCAGTTTCACCAGTCCATCGGTTCTTCAATATACGAACAGTAGTTCGGTCTGGTAGTTCACCCTGTTGGTCTCTCTCTGCACCAATAACGATGTCAGATAGTTGACCTATAGCCGCAGATCCACGTAGTTGTGCCATAGATGTACGTGCACCATCCTCGTGGCCTTTGTTGCCCTGTGGTCTCTTCAGATGTGATACCAATATCATACCACAATTCACCTCTTCTGTCAAGCCCCGTAGTTTTGTCATCATATTGTCAATGGCTCTACGTTCATCACCACCTTCCATACCTGACACCACGATAGATATATGATCAAGAAAGATGTAGTCGCAACCACAACCTCGTACCATATAACGGATCTTGTTCAGTAGATTGTCTGACTCAAGAGAACCCCAATGGTCATACAAGTAGACTCTGCCTGTGTTCAACGTAGCATCAAATGCTTCTTTGAAGTCATCTTTGTCAACCTCGATATTACCAAGGTGCAAAGGTTGGTTCAGGTAGATGCCCATGAAACCAAGAGCAGTACGTTTGTTGTTCTCCTCAAGAGCAATGTAACCAATAGTCTCACCTTGGTTCAGTATGTGATTGGCAAACTCACGGCATAACTGTGACTTACCAATACCTGAACCTGCTGTGACTGTTACAATCTCACCCTTTCGTATGCCAAGAGTCTTCTGGTTGAGACCTTCGTATGGGTAGGATACAGAAGACATGGAGTCCTCTGCATTCACAATGTCCCATAGTTCGGTACCACATATAATACCATCAGGTCTGAATACTGTGGCTTGCCATATACAATTGATAAGATCCTGTACACGATCCTGTACAAGCATCTCATTTGCATCCTTCAATGGCAACTTGGCAATCTTAGCTTTACCTGGAGGTAGCAATTGTGCACACTCCAATGCAGCTTTCTGACCTGCCTCATCACTATCGAACATGAAGACAACTTCTTCATACCCAGATAGAAGCTCAAGAGACTTACGAATACTTTTGACTGCACCACCTGCACCCGTAGGTACAGAGTAGACAGGCCACTGGTTACCCTGTGTCTGAGAAACAGACAAAGCATCTATCTCACCTTCTGTGATGATAGCTTTCTTGCCTTTGCCAGACCATAGGTGCTCACCATAAAGACCTACTTCCTTCATGTCTCCACGAACTGTGAAGTCTTTGTTCCTGAAGCGGATCTTCTGTGCAACTCTCGTACCATTCTTGTCACGATAGTTTGCAATCTGCACCTTCTGACCACCCATCTCACCTACACGATAGTCCCACTTCTGACATGTTTCTTCAGAAAGGCCACGTGCAGGTAGAGGAGTTACCTCACCATCAATTAGATCCAAAAACTTTACCTCATTT